TACCCTTTATTTCAAAATCTTGTAAGGCAAAGTTTGGATTATTTCCAAAATTAACAGCATTATCAGTACCATTCATCTGAAGATAACTTCCTAATTTAGCAGCTTCATCCCTATCACCCGTTAGATCACGCTGAAAATATTCATCTCCGTCTTTAAACGACTCTCCGAGATATTGCACTAGAGACGTGCCTTCGGGTAGAGGTGGGAATATAGATCCAAAAATATTACCTATAAACATTCCACATTTTATAAAAGTTTTTTTAATTGATAAACCTATATTAATCATTTAACTCTCCTAATCATAAACAACTTGAGTTCCTTGTGTTGAATACATATAAATTTTAGATCCATCACTTACATCAATATTCATAAAAGATAAACATCCTGAATCAATTGACTTTACAACATAAGATCCAGTTGTATCTGTTGGTTCAGAATCTCCTTTAAATAAACGTAAATCTCCCTTACCTATATTTTGAACACCAAAGTTATCTCCAGAAGGATCAATCTCTGTCCATGAATTTGTTATATTAGTTTGTGTACTCATTTTATACCTCCTTAAGATATTATTTTGTATTAACGTGAATATTTACCACCATAACAACTCAAAGTATTTTGAGCTGATACCATCGATGTTTCATGCATATAAACTTTTGCATTATTTGTTAAAATATATCCATTCCATGAAGTCTCTTCAGCTGTTCCTGAAACACTTGCTTTATACATATAATTAACAGAAGGATCTTTATATGATTTATGAATAGGACTGTATATATTTCCACTATAATTACCAGCACCAGATGGATTTACTGATATATCAGCTGAAAAATCAATTCCAATAGGGGCTTTTATATATTTTAATCTAGGTGTTGAACTTGTACCAGCATCTGTATAACCATAAAAGTCATCCCACCAAATCTGTTGATCATTATAATCTCCTGTTAAAATATATTGCTCAATATTTCCACTTGAATCAGTCAAGATAAATCCAATAAATCTATATTTAGTTAATCCAGCAGAAATAACAGCAGTATCAGAAAGTAAATTAGACGCAGTAAAACTTGTATCAAAACCATTGTCTAAAACAGTTCCATCATCATTACTTAATTCATGTAATGGATATGTAGTATCTGCTATCAAGGAAACACCAGAAGCAAGACCTCCTCTAAAAGAACCTTGTTCCCAAGTAGAATCAATCTTTTTAGTAATTTGTTTTGTTTTTTTTATATTAACAGTATTATCATAATCTCTACACTTTCCTATTCCAAATGTAATGTCTTTATTTATATCATTATAAGCATATGTATCTAAAATTATATCATTATTAATTCTAATTGATGTATTTCTTGTATATATACGACCTTCAATTGATGACGTTTGCGCTACCTCACCGTTTGAACCTATATAAAAATCTCTATTTGTTGGATTATGAATAACAAGAGATGATGTTTCAGATATATCATTTGTCCATGTCTTTGTTTCATCATCAATAGATTTTCCATCATCAGACCAATCAATTTTATAAGCACCATCTTCATAATAAAACTTAAAATCATAATCTGTTGAAATATCCCAATCATTTTTTGATCCAGTTAATGTAAGTCCAATTGTTGTTCCATCAGAAGATAGATTTAAAGTTAAAACATGACTAGATGCTCCAATTGAACAATGTGCAGAGTATTCAGAACTTCCGCCAAATAAACCTTCATGGTTTCCATCTAATAAATCACTAAATCTACCACTAACATATATCATTAAAGAATTATCTGAGATATCATGGAATTGTAAAATAAGGATTATCAGGGTCTGTTGTTGTATATGTAGCACTTCCAATAATAGTATATTGATTTAATGCATTTTTATGAGACAAACCATAAATATAAGTATCTGGAAATGGAGCTATTTGTATTTTATCATTAACATAAGGTTTAACCCAACCTTGAACAGTTAAAGAGGTTACTGGTCGATTATCAATAATACCAGCATCCATCTCTACTTGTGTTTGATAAGTAATTTTGTCTTCTGTTAAATTTATATATGAAATATTTTCTAAGTTTCCTATTGAATTAACACCTAATATAGTATTTGTAACAATAGGAATAGGAGTAGTTCCGTCTGGAAAATCAATATTCACTAAAGCATTACCATCACCATTCCATCCAATAAGTTTATCAGGATCAGGTGATGGGAAATCAACATTTATAACAGATGTATCTGTTTCTATACCAAATTTAACAGAACGAGAAAGATATTCCTGTAATTCCTGTATCATATAAATAGGATCATCAGCCATAGCTTCTCTAACAGTAGAGCTTAATACACGATCTTGAGTAATAACAACTTTTTGCTCTTGTGGTGTTTCTCTTTCTATAATTACTTTTTCATCTTGCTCTGGTTGTAAAACCATCACGACATCAGAATTTACAACATTAAAATCTACACCTTCTGTTTGAAGTTGGTTTTCTGAATCTGTTAAAGATCTTAAATAAACTTTAATATTTAAAGAATCACCCAAAGCAAATGTAATAGGAAAAATGGTTGTAACATCATTTCCTATATAAATAATTCTTGGTAATGTAGTATTTATTACTGTCATTTATAGTCTCCTTTTAATATATTATGTATAAAATACTGGGAAAAATCAATATTATTCTAATCCTCTTGTATAAATTCTTTGCCCACGCTCTTTTAATTTCTTCTTTTCTCTTTTGGAAGCTCTCTTTCCAGCTTTTGGATCCATAGAATATCTTGCCATATCAGCAACATGAGCATTTACAGCTTTAGTTAATGGATGAGCTTTCAGCGGATTAACTTCTTTATTAATAAAATCAACAACATTTCCACCAAATTGACCAAATGTTTTATCTCCAGTTATTACATCATATCCTGATTTAGCTGTTTTTGCAGCATTCCTTACAGCACTAAAGGTTGGACTATCAATAGGATTAGCTCCATAACCAAATACACCCATAGGGACTTCTGTAAATACGCCAAACACATTATAACTCAAAGCAGCTCTTGACCAAAGATATTTATTATCCCAATCAATCATTGTGTTTCCTTTAGTTAATTCATCTATTTGAATTTTAATAGCAGCCATTGCAGATGTAATAACAAAACTTTTAGCCATAAACATACCAGCAGCGGCTTTATTTCTCTGTCCTAAGCTTTCAACTGTTCTCTTTGCGTTTGTAGCAAGAGAAGCTGGTGTACTCATTAAATTAGTCAAAGTACCAGCAATAACATTAAACACAGTTCCTTTACTGTAATTAAGCCCTAACATCTTAGCTGTTTTTAAAGAAGCCTCTGGTGTTATATCAAGTATCTTTTTTCTATTGTAAGACCATACTTTCTGAGCAAGTTCTTCACTTATATCTGCTATATCCTCAGTGAACATAACAGTAGCACCATCTACCTTTCTTTGTTCTACTTTTTTTAAAGAAGCCCAATCTTGTGCATTCAAACCAACTTTAGAAGGTAACTCACTCATACCTTTGTTAAATGTATCAAAGTCCAAATCCTTAACACCTGCTGCTAGATCCGCCATATTAGTGTAAGCAACTTCTTCTCTTAAACTTTCTGTTATTTTAGCTATACCAGATAATTGTTGAGCAGCATTTGTTGTTCTGTCTACCATTTGTGCTGATTGCATCTGACCTATACCTCTTACATGACCATTTAATGCTCTTAAATATCTTTCATCAAATAAGCCTAAATCTTTAAAGAATGTTTTTTTATCCTCAGAAATTAAGCCAGCTAAATTCTTTAGATGACCACCTAATACTTTTAAAACAGGAAGCTTATGAACACCCGAATACATCATTAAGTTACCAAAATCGAGAGTAGCGTTTGTAATAGAAGACCCCATTAATTTAACTGTATTCAAGTAACTCACAGTTTTACCAGCAACAATTGCTCCATCAGAAACAAGATCTGATCTAAATTCTACATTAGCATCATAATAACTTTTAAATCTTTCTAAGTTCTTATCTATATGCTTCAATTGTTTTTTATCGGTAACACCTTTTTTAGTATTCTCTATAGTCTCCATTATTAAATTTTTAGAAGCTGAAGGGTTTGTACCAAACAATTGTAACGTGGCAAGATCACGAGACATTTCTTTCATATACTTACCAATCATATTATTGTAACCACCGCCATAAAGTTCAATAGCATCATATGTAGCATCAGCATTCTTAAAAAAGATTTTCTTTCTTTTAACACGAGAGTAATGCCCTGAGTTTAAAGAGGTTATATCTTTAATAAAATTGTCTAACCATTCATCTTGATCTATAACATCCTCAAAATTACTCATCTTAGCCCAATCGAAATTTTCTTTAGCCCACTCTTTAAATTTAGCAATATTTTTTGTTATAAACTTTTTCTCCCAACTCATAGGCATAAAGTTTTTATCAGATCTAACATTGGCTGCATCTCCAAGTCTAACGCGTTGGTTCCCGACATAATCAAGCATTCTTCTTAACTTAACAGCAAATACCTTTTGTGAGGAGTCTTTTCCTTTACCGTCAATCATCCAGTTTAAAACATCTCTAGTATCAAATACCTCTCTATCTCTACGAAAAGCATCAACACTATCTGATATATTTAACATAGAACTTAAACGAGATTGATAAAACTCTTCTGTAAATTCAAAGTTAGAAGACATGTCTTGATTTCTATTCTGATAGGTAAATGTACTTTCACCAAACCCAGAAGGATCTAATTGTCCTTTTAAGTTTTTATGAGTATTAATTTTTTCTAATATTTCGGATTCTTTTTCTAATCTATTCATAATATTAGCTTGCTTCTGTACCGATGAATGAAGGTATTCAGAATTAACAGCATCCGCCGCTTTTTGTTCTGGTGTACGAGATGTATCAAAACGCTCTTGAATGCTTTCAATAGGCTCACCTGATTCTATTTGTTTCTGAATTTTAGCTTCTTGTTTCTTAAATATATCAAGTTTATTATTATATCTTTTTACAAACTTATCTTGAAGATCTTTAGATACTTTATCTGTATGTTCCTGAGCTAACTTTTCTGCATTTTCAGGATCTGTCTTTAGAAACTGCTTTTTCTTTTGCTCAAACAAATTACCAAGATAACCATCTTTGCTAGTAAGCTTCGCTGATAATTCTTTAATTTGATCTAAAATACAATTTGTATAATTACTCATTTATCCCCCTACAGAACAAGCGGTAGATGCTTGCTTGATTAATTCATCACTATTAGCGTCTTCTAATGCCTCACGATATGTCATAGATTGTTCTACACCGTCTACATCAGTAAATTTATATTCAGAATCAAGATCTATATTTCTATTCCCATAAACAATACTATTATCATTAACATTAAGTTCTTTGAAATTCCTTGATGTAGTTGCTTCTACTTCTGAGACGTTTGAGTACTTAACTGTGGAGTCATAAGCCTGATCTCCTCTTTTTGCATCACTGTTTCGTAATGGTTTTGGCGAGTTGATGTCAGCATCTGTAATGCTTCGAAGATCTCCTCGTCTGTAAGATTCGACAAATCTACGCCCTTCACTAATTCCTTTTCCGATGGCATCTCTAAACTCCTTATTGTTTTGATAGTTAGAATGAAGATAATGATCTATTATATCTTTATCTGATACTACAAGTCCAGGATTATTACGTCTTGCACCTACAAGTTGATCTTCAATGGCTAAAATAGATTTTTTCATATCTTTTGGCATTCTTCGATAAGATGTAGCTATTTCATTAATACCTTCTTGGTAATATTTATACCCCATCATATCATCTTTTAATACAGACGTTTTTAATCCATCTAAGTTTTCATCCCCATCTCTATACATTTGAAGAGCTTTTAATTGGTCATCACCTTTTAATTTAGTTATTTCATTAAATTTATCATAATTATAAAGATCTTTATTTTCCATCATAAAGCGTTTTGAATTATCATCCATACGCATAAATACAGAAAATGATTTATCCATATCTCTCATTGATTTAACCATACGTTCCGCTACATCATCAGCAAAGCCATATTTAGTAATCTTTTTAATATTTCCAGTTTTAACAGCAATATCAATATCAGAAAATGCTCTTGCACTTTTCTTTGTAAAACCTAATTCTTCTGATAAAACATATCCATTTATTTTACCATCAGCTGATTTAGCTCCTGCAATTCTTTTATCACCATCTAAAATAGATAAGTTTCCATCTATATCTTTATAAATAACAACACCATTTGCTAAATCTCTATTATAATCTATTTTGTCATTCCACTTTCCTTTAGTTTCAATATTTGAAACATCTATACTCTTTTCATAAATAATCCCTTCAGAGGCTATATTTTTTATTTCTAAAGTTTGATTTGCTTTTGTAGTGCTTTTCAAAGAAACAGGATTGTCATTAGTAGTTTGGAATTTTCTTGCATTAGAAACTTCTATAGAATCTTCAATAATAGCCATATTGCTTTTTGAATATATATTTGTAGGACTCATAGCTAAATAAGCATTAGCTCCAGTTTGAACATTTTCAGCTCCTTTTAATACAGATTTTTTAATTGTGCCTATACCCAATCTTGCTCCATAAACCCCAAGAGGTATACCTGCAGTTAATAATCCTACCATTTTAGCATTTAATTTTGTACGTTCTTTAGCTTCTTCGCCTAATCCTTCAATTCCTAAAGACTTACCAACAGTTTCTGCTCCTGAAACTATATCTTTAGATTGATGAGATATACTTGATGATGTTACGATTGCCTCAGGAACTGCTCTAACAAAAGTTTTTAATAATCCACCTGATACTATTTTTGCAGTTCCTCCAGTAACTAATCCAGCTATTTCTCCTACCGCTTCAAAAACATCCCCTGCACTTGCTCTTTGAGCATAAACATAATCTCCATCAGCAAAGTTCTTAGCTGTTTCAGTTACTCCAGTCCCGAATATTCCAGCACTAATTGTACCAGAAACACTTCCTATTAAATTAGAAGGGACATTATACCACGGTCCATATTCTGAGAATATATTATCTATATCTTTAATATCATTATATATTTCAGCAGTTGTATTTCTTTGCTCTTCTAATCCTCGCTGTCGATCTAAATCAATAAGTAAATCATAAGATCCTTTTGTTATTTCAATATCTGTTCCAGGAAAAGTATTTAATTCTCCTTCTTTATATTCATAATCTTCAAATCCTGTCAAAACAGCATTTTTAGTAGATAAAATATCTGATACAACAGAAATGTCATTGTTTTTATATTTAACTCCTTTTGTATCAAACCCTGTTTTAAGATCTTTTCTTAATTGCCTTAAATTTTCATGATAAAATCCAAGAGAAGAATCTGTTACTTCTTCTCTTTTAAATGATTTACTAAATCTTTCAAAAGTATTGCCCATTTCAACAATAGGTCTAGCATCTGGCAATTGACCTTTTGTTTCTATTCCAATATCTATTTGCTCTATTTTATTTCCCATCGCGCCTTCACCATATAAGGTTTATAAACAATCCGTTCTCTTTTATTAGTATCACTTTCAGGTTTTGTTTTATCAAAAGCTTTATTGGGTACTCTCATTCCAGTAAGGGCTTTCTCCATTCTCCCTCCTGATGGATACATGGCTACAAATGTTGTTTTTGATCCATTAACAGGTCTAAAACTAATATCATCCATATCAGCAGCTATCTTTCTACCACCAATAGATGAAACTATATAAGGAAGACCATCATTTAATAATCTATCCTTTGGAATATATTCTTTTGTAAATCCAGTATTAACAACAACATTAGATGGCATATTAGTTATAAAGTTAAACATTTGTTGTTCTGTAGTAGTTTTACTTATCTGAGTATCATCAAAAGCTCCTTCAATAGATCTATAAACAAGAGCTTTTTTTTCAGCCGCAATATTTATAATCTCTTTATCTTTTTGAGATAATTTTATTTCATTCTTTAAAAGTTTACCTCCACTTTTAGTATCAAGGTCTTTTATTATTTCTGCCTGTGCAAATAATTTTCTTTTTACTTCAGAAAAAAATCCACCAAAAGTTACTTCATCACCATCATTATTTTGAGTAATCTCTTTAAAAGCTTCTGATGGAGTAAGTCCATCATCAATCCCATTATCTTTACGAAACTTCATAAGTAACGACATAGATCTAGTTGTAGAATCTATATAATTTCTATCACTTTCAGATTGAGATGTACTATCTGAATTAAAAAAATCTATAGCTTCATTTGTAGTTCTCCATTCTTGAATATCTTTATTTTTTAAATCTTCACCTTTATAAGCAGTATTTGCTTGAATAATATCTTGAGTTACCTGCCTAGGAGCATACATTAAAGATACTGCAATATTATTTCCTGCAATTGATCTAACAATATTATTAGAAAAATCTTCCCCACCAACAGCTTTTGAAATTTCCCCTATTTCTTTATAAGCTCTCATTTGACCTTGAATAGTAGGATTGTTAGATTTAATAGTTTCACCAATTTGTGATGCAATATTTTTAGCTAAATAATCATCACTTATATCAGGATAACCTTTACTTTCTAAATATCCCCCATAACCATCTGTAACAGCTTTCATTGTTTGAAGCCCTGTAGTTATTTGCTTAATATCACCTGACATGATTTGATTATAAGAATCATTTAATGCTTTTTTATCTTTTCCTTGAGCTACTTTATTTAGAATAAAACCAGAAGCATCGTTCTTAACTTCAGATAATTTTAAATTATTAGATGCTTGTTGAGCTTTCTTAAAATCTGATTTTCCTTGTGTATCCGATGGTAATTGATTTGTTTTAAATATAACATCATTAATATTTGCATCAGGACTATTAAGTTCAGCAGATTTCATCATTAACAAAGATTGCTCTTGTTTTGCAGAATTTAAAGAGCCAAAACCTTCTTTTAACGCAGCAACATCTTCTGAACGTATATGTAATCCATTTTTATAAGCTGTCTCAGCATTATTAAAAGCAGATTTAACAACAGATTTACTAGTAGATCCTTTCTTTTCTGATAAAGATAAAAGATCTCTAATTTGACTAGACTTTAATTTATTATTATATTTTCCATTTAATAGATCATTATTAACAGTATTTCTTTCATTAACACTTTTTAAATCAATTTTTCCTCTAAGTTCATCATAAGTAAATGTATTCTTAATTTTATTTATAAGTTCGTCTTTTTTAACTCTTGGAAGGTCTAAGTTTTCAATAATGCCTATCATTCTATTAGTTTGAACTTTAGCTGTATTAGGAGATGTATAGATTAAACTAGCTGTGTCCTGTGATGCTTTACCAAAATCTTGTAATAAAATCTTTTGTTCACCAGCAACAGAAAAAGTATTAATAGAAGACATTAATGAATCAAAGTCTTTATGAGATTGTTGTTGCAAATAACTTCTATTCTTTTCAAATTCAGTATTTTGTATAAAAGACATTTTTTCTTCATATACTTTTTTTGAAGATTCAGGCAATCCGCTATAATCTCCCGTTTTTTCAGCATTTCCCATAAGCTTCATTATGTCTTTTTGAGCTTCATTTGAAGCATTATAATACTCTATAGAAGAATTGGACTTTTCTAAATTTTCTCTTTTATCTTCTTGTTGATTAACTAAACTTGCAATATTAGATATTCCTTGTGCTCCAGCCTTTAGTCCAGCTAAAGCAGCAGAGTTTTGTGTATCATCCATAGGTATCAACACACCTGAGTTAACACCACTAAATTGATCTTTCTTTAAACCCGCCATTAAGCCCCTCCTGCTGCAATTGATACAATTCCTTTTGCTGTTTGTGCTCCACCACTGGCTATAGCGGCAGAACCAGCAGATAACTGTTGTAATCTTGCTTGAGCAAGTTCATTTTTTTGTTGTTGATATTGTCTCTCTATAGAATTTATATCTCTTAATGTATTTGCACTAGATTCATTTAAAACATCAATAAATGTATTACCAATAAGATTAGAAGATGCTATTTGAACCTCATTAAAAGCATCTAAACTTTTTCCTTTTCTTTCTCTATCTTCAGTTGATATTACCATTTCTTCTTTATTCATAGCAATTAAATTAGGAATATAGTCAGAATTAATAGATTTTAATCCAGCATAAATATTTGTTATACCAGAAAATATATCAGATACAGCAGTTGCCATATCTCCAGAAGTATTTTTTCCAGTTTGAACTCCACTATCAATGTTTTCTAATTCTGCCATATTCTACCGTTTTTGATTTGAGTTAAATGTTATAAAATAATTAGATATATTAAATGAATTAGGTTCTTCATGAATTATTTCTAAAAACGTATCTTCATTAGTCCCACTAGAAACAGGAAGATCTTTTGTATCACTTTTCCAGTCTACAAAAGTATCATACGCAACTTCAGAATTAAAATCAACAACATTAGAATTTTCTCCACTTGAAGATATGCTTCCTCCCAAACTTTGGTATCTATTAATAGATACATTTATTACTTGAGATAATGTCTCATGTTCTTTTGAAAGAAGAAATGGAACTGATTTATCATATGTTTTTACAATATATCCAACCTGTATAAACCAATAACCTTCATAATTAGATAAGTCTAACGCACCACCAGAAACAGTCTGAGGAAGAACTTTATTTGAATTGATAACAATATCTACTTTTTGTCCATCTAAATAAGAAATATCACTTACAGAAAAATTCTTTCTATAAATCATATATTTTGTGAAATTACCCTTAACTGTTATTTCTGTTATAGGCAAATCATCTATAAAAGTAAGTTGAATAAACCCAGTTCCAATTGCTGTTACTGTTCCACTTTTTTTTATTTTAACATCACCTATATCAGGAACAAAATAAACATCACTTACATTTACACCAGATTCGTCACAATAAAAGTTAAATACCTTTTTGTTTGATGGATTAACTATTTCAATTTTATCAATAACTTTACTATCGTACATAGTTGTTGAATTATCTAAATACACCATTCTTTCTTGATAGGAATCCTCTTTTAAAAAGTCAGATAATAACTCTAAAGAATAAACTTTATCACCAGTCTCACTTATTCTTTCACATAAAAATGACGTAACAGATGACCCACAAGATAAACTTAAAACATTGCAATCATCATTGTGAATTAAATCTATTTCTGATATTGCATTCATATTTTGCTCTAATGAATGAACAAGAGAAAACACCTTTCCATTTTCGTTTAATGTAAATAATATTTGATAAGGATCTTCAATATAATCCATTTCTTTTATTTTTGCATTAAACTTATTTTGAGCAAGGATTGAAATATCTTTAGACTTATATCCATCTTCAATTAAAACATAAGAAATAGAATTTAATCTGTCTGTATCCAATGTTCCACAAATAATTTCGTTATTCATTTTTATTGGATTTATATTTGAACACTTGATATTATTAAATAAATCAGCTCTAATATCTTCAGAAGAAAAGAATGATGTCTGTGTACCTCTTAATACAAATAAACCATTTGTAGTACCAACATTTAAACCAACATTATTACCAGTTATATAAGATATAGATAAATTCTTTTCAGTTTGTATTTTTGTATAAACACCATAAGTAACTAAAACAGAACCATCTTTAAAGTTAACAGTAGAAAAATCACCAATACTACTTACATGAGAAGAAAATACTTCACTTAAAATATTTCCAAAAACTAATCTTCCATTTACAAGAGAAACATTAATTGGATACTCATCACTTCCACCATAACCGCCCATTCGCCATACATAAGTATCTGTAGCAGATCCAACAATCCCAGCAGTATTGTAATATGTATCAATCCACTCAATATCTAAAACAGTACTACTTGTAAATCCAGTTACCTTTCCATAAGCATAAACAGTATCGCTTCCAGTAGAAGAACTAAGCATTATGAAATATTTACCTACATCTTCTGATGTGAAAATTGAATCAGTAGCAATAATTGTATTACCAGAAGCTTTTATTTGTATATTATTTTGTTGTATCCGAATAGGATATATAGTAAATGGATAATCATCTATAGTAAATACAGATCCTGTAAATTTTAATAACTTAGGAACAGTTTCTTTTTCCACTATAATTAGAGAATTTCCAACTTCTTGATATTTAATATCTTCTATATTCGTTATTTCATGAGGTATCTCAACAATAGGAGTAAGGGTGATGGAGTTTCCATTTACTTCATCTTTGTTAATCTTAAATGGTTTGATATTAGTATCATTAAGAACAAGATAGAACTCTTCTTCAGATACTGATTTAAAATAAATAACTTTCTTATCACCTGATGACAAAGAAACACCATGATATGTACCAATACGCTTTTCTTTTCCACCAAAAAGTGTAGGGATAAAGTTTCTTGTTTCATAACTATAAGAATTATAATTAGCAAGTCCAGGACTTTTATAAAGTCTATTAGATACAATTCCTCCATTTACACTTGTTAAAAATAAGTTTTGTAACATTCATCCCCCTAATAATAGAATCTTTTTCTGATTAAATGTCCAGGATTTAGTACTGAGTTTGGTTTAGATATACCGTTATTTTTAAATGCTCTCATTTTATTTTTACGAGCAATAATCATTGCAACTTCTAATCTTTTTCCATCAGAATTAATAGGCATATTTATTTCTACAGCTAAAGATGAACTAAAGTAATTTGTGAACCAAATAGGCATAAGATGAGTTTCTGTAACATCGCGAATATAAACAACCTTTAAAGTATCGGCTGTTGATACACTTAAAATATAAGTATCTTTTACATTATATGTATTAGGACAATCTTCTGCGTCATATCCACCTATATTAATTAATCGAAGGCAATCGCTTGGTAAGTTAAATTTACAAACATATTTACCTTCACCTTCAAAACCATCTTCTTTTGCTAAAGAAACTTCTTTAGTAGAGAAGTTCCATATATTTTCAGTAAGAATTGTCTTTCGTACTCTATCGTAATGTTGATTGCATTTTTTAGCTTGTAAAGAATTTCCATCTAAAGATGAAATATTAGCCTCTCTAATAATATCAAGACCATTATTACAAATATCTACTTGACTTGTTGACATAGAAAAACCCCTTATGATTTAGGATGAATTATCTTAGCCTTAATATTATCCAATAAACTTGAAATCTCTGCTGTAGTTGCAGTAGGCGGTAATAATAAATAAACACCCGTTGATTTTGTTGGAAGAGTTGTGATATCAGCCTTATCTTCAACTTTGATAACTGATGTATAATCACGAATCTCACATGTTATTAATTTTGCTGGAATTGCCATAGAATTACTCCTTAATTTAAAAGGGGAGGATTACTCCCCTAATTTATTTAGTTTCCTGATACGAAATCAGCACGGAATATAATATCCCCAGCTACAACAGTAGTAGATGTTGCAACAAAACGAAAAGGAATAGATCCCTGAACATTAGTTGCAGGTGAAACCGCAGCCATTTCTCCAATTGTTAATTGTAAATCATCATTATCATTACCAAATCCACTTACAGTTTCATCGTAAAGAACTTTTTCAGTTCCACTTACAACTACTGGCGCAGCAGTGATTTTAGTTTCTCCAAAGTAAAGGTCGCCAGTCATTACACCAGTTCCATCACCAATTACTGTAATTTTTACAATACGATCAGATCCGAAAAGTGGAAGCAATTCAAAGTCATCACCAATAGCAATAGTTGCTGGAGTTGTGATAACATCAACTAAATGCTTTAGCTTTCCACCACTTAGTAAATCAGATACGTAGCTATTAGCTTTATATGTATCTATATTTTCTTTATATTTTGAATTAATAGTAGTCATTAATGCCTCCTAAGATGTTTGGATTCCGAACTCGATACGGAAATTTTTGTTAATATCAGTCATTGTGAAATTATGTTCTTGCATAGCTAACGCTTTATTGTTGTTATTACGATCAATATCACGAGCTTCAACATTTACATCTATTCCACCCCAAATACCCTGAACGATTCCATCTCCAACAAATGCTGGACATGCCCATACATCATAAGTTACTGAATTTATAACTTGAGATGTTTTACGATCATCCATTAATGTTTCAAAATAGATATGGATTCCAAGAGCTGGAATTTTTACAACACGACCATCTTCATAAGTAGCCGTACTTACAGCATTCATATTTGATAGTTGTTCAATTTGCCATAAAGGAACTGATGCAGTAGAAGGCATGATGATGTTTAAAATTTGACCATCAAGTTCTTTTGAATCACGCAACTGAGCTAAATTAATAAGTTTCAACCATGTAAGACCAACATCACTTGCTGTATCTCCAAATTCTGAAGCAGAAATTGTGTTATTTGTATCGAAAGAAACAAGTGTACCTTGATCTTTTCCACAAACGATTGGGCTTTCAAAAGCATCCAACATACGAATTGTTGAATAACGACCAAGTGCCATTTGCATACCTTGCAATTGTTTTGACATTGGATCTCCCAACATATTCTTAAATCTATCTAAAGATGCCATTTCAACAGCAACTGAAGAACGATCTGGTGATAACCAAACGTTTTCAATTTGTGAACGTTGGAATTGAGTATCTGCAAAACGTTCATTATTTTCACTAGCTTCAATAGGTTCTAAACGTTCAACAACTTGAGCATTTTCACCTTCTGCTTCTACAATAGAAACAATTGATGCGTATTTTTTTTGATAACCTGAGTTTTGTAACGCAAGTTCAAAGTTAGTAGCAAACTTTTTAGAATATGTTTCTGTAAAGTCTCCAGTAACCATACCACGATTTAAATTTGGATTCATTTTCTTTTCTCCTAGTTAAATTAAAATAAATATACTTTCGTTTGACTTATCCTAATTCAAGGGGTCGTATGTTATAAATGAACAAATAGGCTCTAAAGGAGTTATCTTATGTCCCTTTAGAGCCTATTTAAACATATTTAATAGGAAAAATCAAGTACTATTAACTATATATTTTTTCTTGCAATGACATATACTCTTTATATTCAGGGCTTGTGCTATCAAATCCTTCACTACCCATTTTATTTGTAAGATAAGTAAATCGAGAATGATCACTTTCTGAAACGCTTCCCGTAACAGGTGAAACATAAGTATCCTCTGATGATCTCATAGCAATATTATTTAAAAGTTTATATGTTTTTTCAGTACCAAGAGACTTACGTAATGCCAATAAATCAACGTCACTCATACCAAGTTCTTTTGAAACAGCATTTACTTTGGATACTTTCGTTCCATACTCATCTCCCCATTCAACAGTAAGAGTTGCTATATCTTTAGCTTCGTTTTGATCAAAAACAGTTTTCTTTTTACTTCTTCCTTGATTTATACGATTTAATATTTTATTTACTTGACTTTCTGAAAAATTGCTTTCTTGAAAAAATTTAAACATTTCATCTTTTTCTGAACTTGTATTATTTTCAAAATCTTTATATTTCTTATAATCTTCAGGAATACCCATTTTAGTCTTATAATCTTTTATTTCTGCATCTGAAGAATGATCATTTGGAATTAAAGCAAGACGATCTTGACTTCCCATCTTTTTTTCTAATCCTTTATAAAATTCAAATAATTTTGCAAAATCAGGATTTCCTTTATTTTGAAGGTATTGATGATCGTTTGTATCTGTAATTCCCATTGCAATATATGGATTTACAGGATCTTTACCTACTGGTGGTATTGCAGGAGTAGGTGTTGGAACTGTTGGTTGTGGAGTTGGTACTCCGCCATTAATTGGATCTGTCATTTTTGTCTCCTATACTACTTTTGACTGTGAATATACACGTCCATTTTTAATTTTAATAAAATATTTTAAACGATCATATTCTCGTTTAACAACCCCAATATCAATTGTATTATGAACATATTTACGAGAATTATCATACATTGTAAATGCTAATGAGTTCTTATCAAAAACAACTCCATTAATACCTATGTTACCTAAAAGTTTTTCAATAATTTCATTTTCACCAAATTCTTTTCCGATTTTATATTTATATTTATTTTTAGAGAAATGCTTTCCTTGACGATAAATATCTTTAATTTCTTCTTTTTTAGATGGAATAGATACTTTATCTACATTAGGTTGTACTGATAATTCTTCTTTATAATCAACTAACGCTTTAGCTAAAGTTTCTTTCTTTGGCATAGGTGTATCAAAACTAATACCAAGTTTCTTAGCTTTGACTAGGTCTTCTTTATAATTTGACATTATTTAGTCTCCTTTATTTTTTTTAATATTTGAATAATGACTTGCCGTCTTCCTTCTTTAGCAAAAGCTAAAGTTGGACTTTCCATCATAGTAGTTTCATCATAAAAGCACATTGCCTTTAGATCTTCTAAAACTAATTTACCATTATCAGAATTAAATATCTGATATGCTTTCTTTAGTCTTAAAATCTTATCACTCTTCTCTTGAGTACTTTTTTTGTTTTTTTCTTCTTGCTTGATTTGCTCTGTAGATTTTCCGAGTGTTTGCTTATCTAAATCCATAGTTATCTCCTATTGAGGTTGTTTACTATTATTGTCTATTTGTGATTGTAATAAATCATCTTGTAGTTTTTTATTTTTAGAAATTGACGCTTTTCTTTTGTCTTGAGCTGTTTTAACTTTAGCATCATCAAAAATAAGATCTTGAGGAACGTTTAAAGAAACACCTAATGTCTTAATCATTTGAGAAACATCAATTCTATCATTAAATTCTGCTATAGCTTGAGGATTTATCTGAAATAACGGCATCAAAATATTTAACATCTTAACAACACCTAATACTCTCTCAGATTCCATTAATCTATTCGCTGGAGCATCAAAATAAAGAGAAAGACCAGAAGGAAGTTCAATCAATCCCTGTCTTGATAAGATATTTAATTCACGTTTAATAACTTTAGATAAAAACGAATCCTGAAGAAGAGTAATAAATGGCGCAAGCATTACAGAAGATTCACTTGATCTTTGCATAACTTCAGTCGCAGATTGTGTTTTATCTTGAGAAAATATTTGGAAAGCATTGTTATTAAATGCTGTAAGCACAGCTTGTGTTCTTCGTGCTATCTCATTAGCAGATAAATCAACATCTGATGCCAAAGGAATTGGTTTAATTAAAAGCTCACCTTCTGAATTAAGAAGACCAGGAACAACTTCTCCAGGACTAAATTTAGATCCCCACATAATATCATCATCTGTCGTACCAATAACTGGATCATCATTATAAGTAGTTTTCTTTAAAAGTAGACGACTTAATTCATCCAATGTAGCAAGATCTGAAAAATTATCAACTCCAATACCACGAGCATATTTTTCATTATAAGCAGGGAGTAATTGTCCATAAATATAAGGCATATCTACAAAATAACCAGTTGAAATTATTTTTAAATCAACCTCAGATCCAGCAGTAGAAAAACTAGCTCCACCATATAAATAAACTGATTTATATAAAAATCCCCGTTTCTTAACTGCCCTATCTGTATTCTTATGAACGCAATGAACAAATAAGAATTTTTCATTTTCTTGTTTACTATTTGTAACTTCAGCAGGAATGTTTTTAGGAAAAAGATCTTTTGCTTGTTCTTTTGTTAGATACATTTTTCTAAATACTTTAGTCAAATTTCTATTGAAATCAATATCTATATACATATCATTCAAAGGAACATTTATATATTTAGTTCCACCAAGAACTTTGTCTTCTTCTAAAAATAAAAATCCATTTCCAAAAACAATTACACTCATCATACATTGTAATATTGCTTGAGAAAACCCATGGTCTGGTAAATATCTATATTTAAAAATCTCATCTGTTACTTGATCTGCTTTTGTTTCAGTACCGCCTTCTCCTTTTAATCCATGCCATCTTGTAGAACGTGGAGTAAGTTGACTAAATAACATTGTTACAAAACGTTGAGCAGCTCTATTTCCAGTATTATCAAAATTAAAATTAAGCTGGTCACCCTCAACATTAGTAGAATTAAATGATCCAGAATTAGGATAAATTAATTTTCCTACCTTTTCCCAAATATTATCCCATCCAGCTTGACGTTCTGCAACTAAACTTCCATATTGATCTTTATAATTCATATGATTTCCTAAGCATTTATTCCTGAAAGTAATCCATCTTCATCATCTTCTTCATATAAATCAGATAAACTTAATCCTTGTGTTTGACCAGAAGCTTCAATTGCAGCTCTATCTGCTGCAGCTTCTCTAGTAGCAGCGGCTTGAGTTTTAGCTCTATTTGCAGATTCTATCTTTTCAGCTTTTTTTCTATCTTTAGAAGCGTATAATACTTCAGACGTTCCCATTGTTGCAATAGAAGCTAAACCGCGTGTGACATCACTATTTAATTCTTGTTGTAAATGATCGTCAAAACTAGATAATCCTTCTTTTACCGTATCTTCTACACTATCCAATGCATCACTTAACCAACCCATATTTAAACTCCCTATATATAATTATAAACTAAATCTTATTATATTTATAAATAAAAATCAAGTTATATATTTCCAAATGGATTAAATCCAGTTATTTTGTGTGATAATCGTCCTAAACGTTTTGCTCTCATCATGTTTTTACTCTTCTTATCAAATGGTTGTAAAAAAGTTAAAAGTAAAGCATCAAGCTTATCAGGAGACTGATCTTTTAACAGCGATCTAAATTCTTTTTTTGAAATCATCTTAATTTTAGTAGATTGATTATCTGTAGATTTTGTAGAAACTCTTAATACTCTCAATTGATCTCTTAATTCAGAATCATAAGGCAACTGACCACTCATCATCCAAACTTTTAAATCATCACACATCTCAGCACGCTTATTGTAAAACATCGTACTAACTGCCTTTTGTTTAGAGTTATCATAATTAATAACTTTATAATCAACTTTTCGTTTAAGAATATCAAAGAAACCCGCTCCGATTGTTGTAGCGTCAACAACAACGTAATCAGGATCTATCTCAAGTAATTTAGTAGCAACAATCTCAGCCAATACAATAAAATCATTCCTTGCCCTCTGATCGTTAATCACAACAAATCTACTGACCTTTCTTCCTTGTCTGATACTTAAAATCGTATCATCTGTATTTCTACCAACATCAATACCAACAACAATAGGTTTATCTTTATCATCTTCATATTGTCTCGTAGTCATACTCTCATCAATATCAATCCTTTGAATAAATGTATCATTATCACTTTGAGGAAACATCCCTCTAACATGTTTCTTTACTTCATCACTTTCCTCACCATAAATCTTAATCAATCGATCAATCTCACCCTTATTCGTAATTTCAACAGTTCTACTATCAATTTGTAAAGTAAACCAAGATTTTGACAATCTTTCATTATGAAAAATATCATAAAAATATCCATCCAACTTTACAGGATTACTGAAAACAACCCATAAACCACGAGTTTCTGTAAAAGATGTATCAACATGCTCATAAACAGGAGATGCAATAGCACTTCCCTCATCAAATAAAACTAACTGATTATCATCTCCTCCATGCTGACCAGATATCTTATCAGGATTAGCTTCATCCCATGTTTCACAAGCAATCTGCCAATCTTCCCCCCATTTACCATTATATCTTATTTTTTCAGCCGTCTTATCAAATAACTGATTAAAAGGAGGCTTTAAATACATTAACCAACGAGTAAGTTCTCGCCATGTTTTATTACGTAGTTGGCTACCAGTACCTGCTGTAACAACTCCATCAGCTCCTCGTCTTGTACTCATCCACCAAACCATAACCATAGCCATCAAAGCAGTCTTGCCAATACCACGACCACTCGCAACAGCTACTCGCAAACCAGGGTCATTCTTCTTAATATCTTTTAAACCCTCAAGAACTTTTAAAACTTCTTTCTGCCATTTAAGAACTTTTTGTCCTTCTAACTTACCTCTACTCCAATCAATGTAGTTTTCTAAAAAACCAATAGGATCATATTTATACTTATCTTGAACACCGTGGAGACCTAGCTCTTGAAATTCTTTCTTTATATCAATCATCCTTAGCCTTTTTTAGAGTTATTTCTAGATTTTGTCTTTAAATAATCATACTTCTGTTTTTTAAGAGACTGTTTTCCTTTTATAGTTTTTCTAACCCGAGGACTTCTTCTATGTGTCATTACTTCAAATCCCCAAATGGATCAATAGGAGAAACCTTATTTGAACCCTGTATACTCTTTCTACTCTTTACCAATCCAATATACTTCTGTAAATTATTATAATACAACTGTGGCTGTCTCTTACTATTCTCCGTCAACTCCCTAAAATCATGGATAACACAATCCGCCCCCATTAACATAGCACTATCATACCTCTTCTGAAAATCCCCTTCTTCTAAAACCTTCATAAAATCCATCATAGTAAACTCACACTTCTTCAAGATAGACCGTAGGTTATAACCATCAATAATATATTCCATCAATTGATCAAAGCTAATTTTAATATCTATAATTGGACTTTTTTTTAAATCACCCTCTAATGTTAATAAACGATTACTAGCCTCCTGAACCATAAAAGCATTAGCCTTCTCACGACTATTTAACTCTCCATTCTTCTTCATCAAACTTATCCTTATTATTAGGGGTAATTATTTATGCGAAGACGCATAAACCTTATATTTAGGGTGGAAAATATTTTAAAATTTCCGCTGTGGGGATATACTATAATTGTTTAACAGAAATACTTTTAGGTATTCCCCCTTTTAAAAGAATCATGATATACGAACCTCAAAACCATTTAGGGGGTCAATCTTTTATCCACATAAAGCGATAAGAGCAACACTAACACAACGTTATTATTTAGTCAAGGCATTGTTCATTTTATCTATTTCCTCGCGTGTGTGTGTATTATATATTATATATTATATATTATATACTAAGAAAATATATAAAAGAATATTATATATTCATTAGGATATATTAATAGGAATATATGAAAAAAGATAATCTATTTTTATATATTCTTTATTACATAATCATTATATATTTAGACCTAATATATTTATAGTTATATAATATATACTATATAAAAGAAAGAAATATAAAGAAAGAAATCTTCATATACAATGGTTTATGATTTTATTTATATTTATATGATATTAGTACTTGACTTTATTATATAGTAGTGTTATATTATATAGTATACAAAGAGAGTAAGTATAATAAATTAAATAAAGGAATAATATTATGAAACCAATACTACTATTAACATTTTTACTTTTAACTACTAATGTAAGGGCTGATGATATGGTTATACAATCGTGTTTATCTTATGGCTTTGCGGGTCAAGAGTGTATACAAGACGTTGAAATGCTATGTAAAGAAAAGGGGCTTGATGGTGAGTATAGATTTACTTATTTGCCAAGTGGTGGGACTGATACTTTGATTGATAGTGAAGTAAGTAATCAATCTTATAATAAAGCAAGTGAGCAAGACATTATTTTATGTCAAGCTTTCGGATATTTAACTATAACAGAAGACTAAGGGGATTATTATGATTAAAGTAAAAAGTAAATATGTAAAGATGATTTATGATTTATGTGAAAAACATGGGAAACAAGTAAATGAAAAGGAAAGCGGTGACAGGTCTTTATTCTCAAGTAGGATAGATCTTCATTGGAACGCAAAAACATTAGCAATATCAAATGGTTCATTCAATGTATTGACTATAGACTCTGTAGGATGGAAAGAAATGTATTATAAAGTTTTATGGTGCTTTGAATCAAAAGAATATTAAATATAAAAGAGGTTAATAAATGATAAATAAATAAAAGAGACTAAATAATGACAAAACAAATTTTAACAATCACAATAAATAGTGATGAAAACGACATGGTGGATGCAATGGATTATGTAAAACAAGACATTGAGAATGGGTTTACAAGCGGGGTTATAGGGTATAGTTCTGATTCTTGGAAATTAGAAACAATTAGGGAGAGTAAATATGACTAAAAAATTTCAAATAAGACTTACACGTGCAGTATATGAGGAATCCTTTATAACTGTAAAAGCGAAAAATAAAGAAGAAGCAAAAGACCAATTTTATAATAAAGATATTGATTTTGACAATCTTGAATGGGAGCAACATAGTTGTGATTGTAATAGTATTGAATTAGATACAATTGAAGAAATCAACTAGATTTTAAATAAAATAGTTTAACAAATAAAAGTAAAAGAGGGTTAAAATGAAAATAAATTTAGATAAAAAAATATTAAAAGCTATGGTATTGTTTACGGGAAAATGTGAATCGCGCCTAAACTTAACAGGAGTCCATATTAAAATAGAAAATAATATAATAACATATGAAGCAACAACAGGTCATATATTGGCTCAATTTCAAACAAATATCGACAATACGGGCAAATATGATATAATTATTTCTAGGGACTCTATCAAACGTATATTAACAGGATATAAAAAACGGGACAAAACGGAGTTTGAGTTAGATATAAAACCTGAGGATCTTATACATGAAGAATACTGTGATTTCAAAAGATTATGGATGAATTCACCTCAAAAGGTAAAAAAGGCATCATTTAACGGGGATTACCTAGGTGTTTTCGGAAAGGCTAGTAAAATTTTGACCGATTCAAGAATGAGTGCGATCGAAATGCATTTTTACGGGGAAGGGATTCCGTGTGAAATTAAAATCCCCCTCGAAGATAAGTTTAGAGGTTTAATTATGCCTCTGCGTATTGACTAAGTAGAACAACTTGTAAATAATTTTAATGTATATATCAGTAAAGGAGATATAAAATGAATATTTATAAAAAGAATGAATTTAAAGAAACGCCTACTAATGATTTTATAGAGCCAAAAGAAGAAATGTTAGATTTTGAAGCTGGACTAAATAACTTACTAGATGAAATGGGATTAAAAGAGCCTGCGGAATATAAACAATTAGCTTGTCAAGAACTTGAAAGATAAAGGAGTTTAAAATGCTTAAAACGAGTAAAACAATATATATTTTAATTGATACAGATGACGCAGGACGTGAGGCTTGGGATTGTATTCAATCGGCTTGGTATGAAAAAAGTGATGCACTTGAAGAAATGTCAAGGCTATATAAAGAAGAAGAAATAAAAACAACTATTGAAAAAATGGAGGTGTTTTAATGCGTGTTAAACTTATCAAAATTGGACAGATGCTTGAACAATTAAAGCGAGAAATTAATCTTGATCGTGATAAGCGATTACGTGAGATTTATAATAATAACAACAAAACAACAAAGGAGAGTAAATAATTATGATAAAATGCGATAATTGCAAAAATACAATTACAAATAAATTCAAAGCAGAATTAAGGGTAGAGGATTTTATAAAATCTTTCTGTTCTTTCTCTTGTTTAGATAATTGGAAGAAAGAGAATAAAGAGGTTATAAATAACCGTAAATTTCTTTTTGAGGTGGTTAGGTATCCAACAAAGAAAGCATCTCTTATAATTGATTAAAACTTATTTAAATATATAATTAGTAAATAAAAATAATAAAGTGAGTATTTTATTTATAAAATGCAAGCGTGAACGACAAAGGAGTTGTTATGTTAGAACTAAAAATTGATCATGTAAAAAAAATTATGGCTGAAAAAAATATATCTGGCTATTGGTTAGAAAAAGAAACTCGCCAAAATAGAGAAGATTATCCTATTATTTTAACTCAAGTCATGATTAGTAAGGTGTTAAATGGGTATAAAAAACCATCAATTAATTTTATCAAAACATTAGGATTGGTTTTTGAGGTTAGATGGAAAAGTTTATTGGAAGATTAATATTGATTAATTAAATTAATTATGTTAAGGTGATTTATGTTATATTTTTATAATATAATTACTGGGGAATCCTTTCCTTTCATAAAATCCCTCCCCAGTATTTCTCCTTGACTACGTGAGAAAATATTAAATACATAATGAAAGGATCATTTGTAATGTTTAAATTAATAATTTTTGTACCAATTCTTTTGTTTTCAATTTCCTGTAATGCAGGACTTGTGTATCAAGGGAGTATATCTAAAAATCATGCCGTAATGAAAGACCTTAAAACAGGATGTCATTACATTTATTACAATGAACGTCCAGCATGGGGTTTAACGGTTTACCTAGATAGAAATGGAAAACCTTATTGCGATGGATTGGTAAATTATCCACCTTTAGGTAAGCCTAAAATGGGGATTAATTTTGGTAAAGAAGGACTTTACTACGATTAAATATTATTTTACTTACTTGACTAATTTATAAAATTATTGTATAGTAGTCAATACTAAGCAACTGCAATGCTATCAATTATTTAACTATGGGGCGTGAGGTTTTCATGCAGTTCACCAAAAAAGCCCCTCTACTCTCAAAAGGAAACTGCAATGCAAGAAAAAAATACATTCATAAAACCAATAAAATGGTTCACTCAAGTCCATAATGCAATTATTAACGATGCAAATGTATCTTTAAAAGCTAAAGGTTTATACTTATACCTAGAGTCTAAGCCAGATGGATGGGATTTTTATATAAAAGAAATAGCCTTAAATAATAAAGATGGATTAGAATCTGTTAGAGGATCACTTAACGAACTTCAATCAAATGGATACATTGAGAAAGTTCAAACAAAAAATGAAATGGGTCAATTTAGCTCTTATGATATTAAGCTTATATATAAACCGTGTGCGGGTAACCCTGTATCGGGTCAATCGAACGCTAGTAATACTAATATATTAAATAATACTAACTTAAATAATAAAAAAGAAACTAAAGTTTCTACAAAAAAACCCGCCATAGAACACAAAGGCACAAAACTTCCTACTGATTGGCAACCCTCTACATCTTCGGCAGAACACTTAGAGAATGAGCTTGGATACCCAGCAGATCAAATAAAAAGGGAGTATTTGAGTTTTATTGACTACTGGACTGAGGGAGATGGAATGGGCAAAAAGAAGATCAATTGGGATTCCGCATTTAAGAATTGGGTAAGAAAAAGACCACCATTTAAAAACAACAGAGATACGTCAAACGGGATATTTTAGAAAAGGAGAAAAGTTATGAATTGCAAGAAAAGACCTTATGAAGAATTTCATGCAGAAATAATATTATTGAGAATACAGAATAAAAGGAACAGATCAAAACATAGGGGTGAATGCAGAATTTATAAGTGCAATAAATGCAACAAATGTCATTTAACAAGCATTCAAGCAAACCAAAAAAACTATGATGAACAATACAACGGGTTAAATGAAGACGAAAAGATCGTAAGAGATATTTTAGTAAATAATATAAAAGAAATACTTGATTATTTAGAATTTGAATACCGATTAGACAATATAAAAAATGGAATATCTTTGATTAGAATTAAAAACCCAATAACAAAAACAATATCATTTTCAAATACAAATATTGATGAATATGATTTTATGTTTAATATTAATTTAAAAAAACACTATCAAAGGAAGGCGTTATATCTAAAAACATGAGAAAGGGATTATCAAAATATATAAAAAGAATTTAAAAACTATAGAAAGGATAGATTATGAATTGGAGAGGAAAGTTAAACGAATTAGGCATAAATGCAAGCAAATCAGGCAAGTATACATGCCCCAATTGCTCACATACACGAAAAGACAAAAGAGACCCATGTCTTTCAATTACATTCACATCTACGGCAGTTAAGTATAAATGCCATAATTGTAACATAAAAGGCATAATACCATTTGAGGAAAGTAATTTTATAGAAAAACAAGTGAAATCCTATAATAAACCAAAACCCATTATAAGCATCACACAGGATGATAAATTAAAAACACTGGGTGATAGTAGGAAAATATCATTAAGCACACTCAGTGTCTATGACATCTCATTTAACAGTATATCTGAGATAGTATTCCCCTATTATAAGTATGGTGAACTTGTAAATATCAAATATCGTAAGAATTTATCAGATGGAAAGAAATCTTTTAGACAAGAGGCTGGAACAGAAAAAACATTTTTTGGGATGGATCAAGTTCCTACTGATTGCAAAGAGCTTATTATTGTTGAGGGTGAGTGGGATGTTTTGAGTTTCTATGAAGTTGGTTTGTATGCTGTAAGCGTGCCACAAGGAGCAAGTGAGCATAAACTTGAATGTATTGACAATTGCTTTGAATGGTTAGAGAGTTTTGATAGTTTTGTTATAGCGGTTGATTCAGATGATGCAGGTAAAAAGTTAGAATTAAAATTAATTGATCGTTTAGGAAAGGGAAAATGTAAAATAGTTGATTGGTCTCGATATGAGATAGAAGGAAAGGATGCAAACGACTTTTTAATGAAAGATGAAAGTGGTGTCTTAATTGATGCTGTTCAATTATCTGAATATATCCCATTAGACGGCGTAGAGTTTTTTTCTTCTAAAAAAAATTCGATATTAAGTGAATATAGAAAAGAGCATAACGTTGGATTATCTACTGGATGGGATAATGTTGATGAAATATTTAAAATACAAACAGGTAGAGTAATGATTATAACAGGAATACCTACTCGTGGAAAATCATTCTTTGCCGATAATTTATTAATAAATCTTTCTAAACTTCATGATTGGAAGCATTTAATTTGTAGTTTTGAAACTTCATCCTCTACTCATTTTAGAATGTTAAGTCAAATGGTTATAGGGAAAAGTTTTGATACAGAAAAATCAAATTGTATGAATGAAAGTGAAATACAAAAATCTATGAATTATTTAGATAGTCGATTTTTACGTTTGTCTGAGAATGAATGCTGGTCTATTGATGATATTTTAGAAAGAGCTGAATATTGCATAAGACGTTATGGAATTAAAACACTTACAATAGACCCGTACAATAGATTAAGACAAGAAAACTATGATAGAGAGGATAAGTTTATCGATTCTATACTAGCTAAGCTATCATCTTTCTCTAAAAAACATAAAATACTTGTTATATTTATTGCTCATCCTACTAAAATGAGAGAAGGTCAAGATAAACCTAATATGTATTCAATCAGTGGTGGGGCAAGTTGGTATAATATGGCTGATTATGGTATTATCATACATAGAGACAGATTGGTTACAGGTGAGTTATCGACAGAAACAAGTGTTATTATACAAAAAGTAAAAGATACAAGTTTAGGTAATCCTGCTGGTGGAACTGTTAATCTTATGTATAATTTTAAAACATTATCACTTGTTAAATCTGTATTAATAAAACAATCAATATTTACAAAAGGATTAGGAAAATGAAAACAAGAGCAATTAAAATAAAATTAATAAGTGATTTTGATGTAATTGAATTTAAGTCAATAACAGAAGCAGCTAAGTTCTTAGATGTGAGCATTAGTACAGTATCTAACTTTTTAAAACGAAAAAAAGGACTTATAAACGGATGGGAAATAGAAAAATTATAATTAGTATGGGTTTATTTGTTGACCTGCCTCGTAAAACTAAAAAAGATAAACGGTTACACTTTAACCTAAATCAGTTTCGGAATTGGCATCATAGAACCTCAAATGAAGCTAAACATGCCTATAAACTTATGGCTAAAGAACAAATAGACCGTATAGAATGTTTAGGATGTATAGAGCTTGTTTATACACTTTATAAAAAAGATAAAAGAGTGGTAGATATATCAAACGTTTTATGTATTCATGATAAATTCTTTTGTGATGCTTTAGTTGAATATAACAAATTAGAGGATGATAATTTTAATTTCTTAAAAAAGATAACTTATTTGTATGGCGGGATAGATAAAGAAAATCCTCGAGTAGAAATTGAAATTATAGAACTATAAATTATATTGCTTGACATAGGAAACGTTGTGTGATAAGATCGTTTTATGAAAGCACCAAAAAGAGTTTATAAATATAATAAGAAAGACTTTATAACATTAAAGATAATAAAAGAAAATATTATTCCAAACTTATCTTTAGTTAATAGTATTGATGGAATTAATATTTATGAGGATATTATTAAAAAGAAGTATCTTATAGGGATGTATCAAATAGATTCTTTTTTATGGGCTTTTGAAGTTAGAAGATTGCAATTAACACCTATCGATGATGAACTACCTTATAAACGATGGGGTTGGATATAAAGGATAAAAAATGAAAAAAGAAGAACAAACAATTAAAGAAATGGAAACTTTTCATGATCTTCATGAATGTGAAAAGAGACTAAAAGAAATTCGCGATAAGAATAAATCTCTTTCAGTTGAAGAAATGGGTATCTTAGGTGGATTGCGAGGTTTAATTACAGAGATATTTAAGAACCACGTAGAACAAAGCCCAATAATGGGTAATTTAACTAGTAAAAAGGAGTATTAAAATGAAAGCACCAGAACAGGTAGGTGAAAACAAAAGCTCAGGCAAAGGTTTTCAATCTCCAGAAGCGGGTAAATCAAGAGCTTGGGTATATAAGATTATTGATCTTGGTACTCAAGAAACAGAATATCAAGGAGAAGTTAGTTATAAACGACAACTTATGTTTCTATTCGAGTTAGTTGATCAATTAATGGAAGATGGCAAGCCTTTAGTTATTCCTAAAACATATACTTTTTCATTTTATGATAAAGCACGTTTGTATATGGATATTGATTCATGGATGGATGGATCTGCTTTTGAAGGAATGGAAAACCCTTCTTCTGAGTTTGATACAGAGGTTTTATTTAAAGTACCTTGTGAGCTTACAATAGAAACAAAGGGTAAAGGAACATACATTACTAAAATAGGACGCTGTAAGAGTACTGAGGGTCTTACTCAACGTGTTAATCCATCTTTAGAATTTTCATTGGATAATTTTGACGAAACAACATATAATGGATTTTCAGATAAGATGAAAGCAAAAATAGCTTTATCTCCAGAATACCAATCAGTAATGAAATCAATTAATGAAGCAAAGGAGGCTTTAAATGGATAATTCTCAACACACAAAAGATCGCATTAATTCATTTGTTAATCGAGCTAATAATATAGAAGAAAGTATAAAAGATCTACGTATTGATTTAGCAGAAGTTTTTAAAGAAGCTAAAGATGATGGATACGATGTGTCAACAATAAAAAAAGTAATTAAACTATTGCGTAAAGATGCAGGTGAATTAGAACAAGATGATTTGTTTGAAAAACTATATCGTGAAGCTGTAGGTATCTAAATAAATAAAAGGGGCTTTAAATAGCCTCTTTTTATTTTATAATACTATATATATCAGCGTCTTTGTCATAGGTAAATTTAAGATTACAGTCTCTTGTGCAATATCTTATTGTAATAGGTTTATTTTTTTTTAAAACATAAAAGTATTTACCACAAGAACATTTCTTTTTAATTCCATATTCTTTTAAATATTCTCTACAACATTTTCTACTACAAAATTCTTCAGCAGGAAATGGTTGTCTCCATATATTAAAATAAACAGGTGTAGTATATTTTATTTTTATTCTTTTATTACATATTTTGCACTTCATATGAATCTCCTAATTTATTAATAATATTTATTATATATAATTTTTTATTTAATACAAGATAAATAATATAACTATTAAACATATGTTTACAATATTTATAACACTATAGGTTGACACAGTGATTTATATGTGCTATAGTGATATACATCGTTAAATAAATAGAAGGAATAATAAATATGACAAAAAAACAACAATCAATATATTTAAAATTAAATAGAAAAAAAACAGGTCTTACTCAAAAGAAGATTTCTGAATTATTAAATATTAAAGAGCAATCATATCAAAAATATGAATATGGAGAATATGAAATGAAGTGGAGTATGATGGATAAATTTAGAAATATAATAAAAGAATTTTGTAAAGATAAATAATATAAAATTAAAAAAGGAGAATAAATAATGCTAAATCTAAGAAAATACGTAATTGATAATATATTAGAATACGCAATAGAAAATGATTATACAATCAATGAATCCACAACGGGCGATTGTTATTCAAAAGAAATCGATCAAGAAATTGAGCCATCTGAATTTAAAGATTGTGTTAATTCTATGTTTCAAGATATGGGGTATCACGATTTTCAAGAAATGTTTGAAGATGATACTGATAGAGCAAATGCACTTTCTGATTATCTGACAGAAGATAGAATAAGAAATGAAACAGACTTTATTCAATATTGTGTTGATGGGTTTTACTGGGATATGAAATAAAAGGAGGGATTTAATGCTAAAACAATATTTAAAAAGACGAAGGGATTTCACAGTTAAAATCAAACTAATGAACAAAGAACGTTTACAACATGGTTATCCGCCATTGAAAAAGGGTGCGGTTGACTATTTAAAAAAGGAAGGTGAATAATGACAGATGTTATTAAAAAAATGGTTGATAAAATTATGGATCAAAATAAACTTAAAAGAGAGAGTGAAATGTATTCTCTTGGAGACTTAATAAAAGAGCTTAAAAACTTTAACCCAGATGCTCACGTAGGTATTCCACCGTTTAATTTATACCCAACTGGATTTGATAGCTATCGTGGATACTATGAAGACCTGGCTATTTCATACGAAGCTACTGATTATTCTAATCATATCACTGTTGCTGATTTCATTAAACTAGCTGAGGAGTGTATTGGAAAAACTTATACAGGATGGAAGGGTGGAGAATTTACAATGAGTGAAAAAACGCTTTTGTGGATCGGGAATACAGGAGAAACTACAGGATTAGGAATAGTTGGATTAGTTGATCCATATGAAAATTCATCACCTGGTGGATATGTAGATATTATAACAAAGCAAGAAGGCTAAATTTAACAACAAACTTACAGGAGAATAAGTAATGAATGATAAGAAAAATAATACAGGAGACAGTAATACAGGAGACAGTAATACAGGAGACAAGAATACAGGAAACTGTAATACAGGATACTATAATACAGGAAACAGTAATACAGGAGACTGGAATACAGGAAACAGGAATACAGGAAACAGTAATACAGGAGACTGGAATACAGGAGACTGTAATACAGGAAACAGTAATACAGGATACTGGAATACAGGAGACTGGAATACAGGAAACAGTAATACAAGAGACAAGAATACAGGAAACTGTAATACAGGAAACTGTAATACAGGAAACAGTAATACAGGATACTGTAATACAGGAGACTGGAATACAGGAAACAGGAATACAGGAAACAGTAATACAGGAGACTGGAATACAGGAGACTGTAATACAGGAGACTGGAATACAGGAAACAGGAATACAGGATTTTTTAATACAGATTCACCTGATACTATTAGAGTATTTGGAAAAGAAATAGATATTAACAAGTGGGATAAATCCTATAAACCTTCTTTTTTATATTTTAACTTAACAGAATGGATATTAGAAGAGGATATGACTATAGAAGAAAAAACACTGTATCCCGATTCTCATATAACAGGAGGGTATTTAAAAAAGTATGAGTATAAAGAGGCGTTGCAGAAATCTTGGAATAAAGCAGATCCAAAAGATAGAATTCAAATTAAAGACTTACCTAATTTCGACGCTGATATATTTTATGAAATTTCAGGAATAAAAGTTGATCGTAAAATAACAATTGATGGTAAAGATATTGAATTGAGTGAAGAAAGTTTTAATGAACTTAAAAAGCAATTAACTTAAAGGAGAATAAATAATGAAAACAATACTAGACAGAATGAAAGATGAAAATATTGCTGTTCAATGTGAAAATAAAGAACGGAGAATAAATATAAAGCGTTTATTAGAGGCTAAAGGATTCATGGTTATGCCTTATAGGGAGAGTGCTTTTACGTTTACAATAATCAATAAAATGGTTCAGTTTGTTAGTTTTCCTTCTGGATGCGAAATAATGCCCTACGAAAAATTTATGGAAATATATAATGCTGAAAATAAATCTGGTAAAATAGCAATTATTCAAGGTAGATTGAGAAATGGGGATATAATGGATTTTGACAATATTATCAGAAAGCGTGACCAATACAAAATCCAAGCAGAGGTGTATGAGGAGGCTTTGGAAGATGTTGTTATACGATGCGATGCTTTCCATGAAAATGATAAAATGAAAATAGGAATTATACGTAATATAGCACAAGAAAACCTTAATCAATTCAAAGAACCTGAGACACGTAGTAATACAGAATTTACTATGAAAGAGTTTCTTTTAGAACTTATAGACAAGATTGAAAAAAAGAACCTGACTTGAATGATATGCGTCAAATACTAAGTCAAACGATAATAGAGGATTAGAAATGAAAGAAATGACATTTAAATAATTAGTATAAAAGGGAGAATTAGATGGGTGTTAAAGATGTATACGGGATGATTCCTATAAATAAACAAGCCTCTATGATAACAAGTCAAAAAGGATGTTCTAATAATATATTTGTTTCTTTAAAAGAGAAAAGAGAGATTTTAGGACAGAAGGATCAGATTCTATCATTACAAATTAGGGATCTAAAACATAAGATAGGAATAAAGAAAAATCATACTAAAAAATCATTTGTCCCTCAGATTATATTAAATCACCCGAAGTATAGGTATTTATTAAATCTTAATGAAAAATCGGGAAATCTAAAAAATGAGATTAGAGAGATTAACGAAGAACTAAAGAAGATTAAGATTGAAAATTATGTATTCGAGGTGGCATTTATAAATACAATAAGAAATGAATATCCTGAAATATTCAAAGAAATAAAAGATAAAGTTTTTGAGGTACTAAACAAAGGGTATGGAGATAAGTAGTAAATATTTAACAACAATGGAAAAGACCGCTTCGGCGAAGAACGCTTAACTGAAATACTAGCACAGGAGTTAAAGGATTATGAGTAAAGAAAAATTAGCTGCTATTGAGTGTTTGAAAGAAATACTTGAAAGTTATATTGAATTTGCAGATTATGTTTCAAAAAATGCAGATGATTTTCATATTGGACTATTAGCCAATAATAAAAAAGAGTTATGGCAACCCGAGCTTGATAAAATAAAACATGATCTTAAAGAGATTAGTAATGACAAAAATAAATAAAAAGGAGGTGAGTAATATGACAGAACACAAAATAAGAGAGTTTAAGGCAATGAAACAAGGATTCTTAAATGGTATTCAAGAAATAAACAGCGAAATATGGGAAGACAAGGAAGCATTGATAGATCGATTGAGAGATGTATTTAAAAGTGAAATGACTAAAACAATTAAGTTTTGTGAAGAATTATTAAAAACAAAAAAGTAATGGAGAGTGAATAACAAATAAAAAATATGTGGACGTGGCGGAATAGGTAGACGCTGTAAGCAGTTAAATTGAGCAAAAAACTGTATATATAAGATTGAGGATTTCTTTAAGCTCTGGAAAGGTATGACTAATCATGTGAGGTGCAAATCCTTACCGTCCACACCTATTATTAAACAATTTAACTATGGGGCAATTAAGTCCCGCTTAAAACTAAAAGGACTAATAATGAAAGCAATAGTATATCAAGAAAGTTATTCTAGGTTTTTTGGTCTTAAAAGATACCATATCCTTCAAGTATATATTAACGGTGAAATAGCAATTGATAATACCGAAGATGGAACATTAACTCCAAATGAAGAATATCGCACGGTAATCACCTCAGGGTATGATTATGAGCTTAAAGATGAAACGATAAGAAACTGGATTGAAAATAAACTAATAAGAATTAAGGAAAAAATTAGAGTAAGACGGTTGAAGTGTGCAGGCTGGCTTGTTTTTGATAAAGGACCAACAGAATTAGAAGTAAAAGAACTTAAAAAATATGTAAATAAAACAAAGGAGTAAAGTGATGAAAGTATCAGATAATTTTATTATGGCCATGAACGGCATATTGAATGGTGAGAAGTGGTATCGTAAGAAATTTATGTTTGATACAGCTTATCCTTATATTTACTTGTGTGTAAATTTGAGCAGTGAAAAAATAACAAGAGCTATTAGCCCTGATAATGAAGAAACTTATAGCATAACATCAGAAGACATGACTGCAACAGATTGGGTAAAGGTAAAATGAACAATAAAGGAGTAAAGTTGTGAGTGAAAAACATACACACGATATTAAGTTTGATGGGGTAGATAATTACATTGAAAATAAAATCAATTATCTAGTTGAATTACAACTAATAACTGTAGATGGTGATTATATAGGAATAAAATCAACTGTTAAAGAATGCACACAACAGGGTGCATATCAAAAAATTTATGATTTAGTAAAAGATAAGATTCAAACGATGTTGTATCATTCAATAAAGGAACAATAAAGGAGTAAGGTGATGAGAAAGACAATTTATAAATATTTACTAACTATTACAATGTTTCCTATATGTATGACCCTATCTCTTTTAGTAGATATTGCGTACTGGATTAAAGATAAGTATGTTTTATATGATACTATATTCAATCAAATGCTTGAAGATGAAACAAAAGGATAAGACATGAATCTTTTTAAAAGAATATTTGGTTTAAAAGGTAGTTATAAATGGGCGATGAATATCTTACAAGACGGATATTTAGTCAAACGCAAAGAGGGTAAACGATTATTTAAGGATAACATAGCTGGAATACTTAAAATAAAAACAGACAAAAAGAAGTTGTCAAATGATGAGTTGTTCCAAATAGGTAAACTTTATGTGCTGAATAATAATATATGTGAATATTATAAGCCTTCAAAAGAAGATAAATTATCAACAGATTGGGAAAAAGTAAAATGAACACGCCACTTACTATCTTGATTATGAATGCTGGATAAGTAATGACGGAAAAGACAGGGGCAACGGAGATATTAGCTTTTTTGAATACGTCCAGCGTAAGGATCGCGAAAAGTGGGCGATGGAATATAGGGAGATAGTGAGATGAAAAAAGTAGATTTTGGAAAATACGGAGTTGCATACTGTGGGGATTGTCTCGAGGTAATGCCTACGCTTGATAAAGTGGATTGTATACTAACGGATGTTCCGTATAAGCAAGAGTTTCATGGTCGTGGAATGGCTAAAAATCGTCCTAATTATGCTAAAATTAAGGAATATGGAAGTGATGTAAATTTAGATTATAGACAATTTTTAATGTCATGCTTATCAATATTGAAAGAAAAAAACTTTTTTACTTTTTGCGACAAAGAAACAAAGTATGATTTTATTACATACGCAAAAGAATTAAAATACGGATATAAAGAATTATCATTTTGTAAAACAAGCCCTACTCCTTTTACTAATAATCAATGGCTAGCAGATCAAGAATATGGTGTACATATTTTTAAAGATTTAAAAGTTCGTGGCGATTATTCTACAAAGAGAAGTTTTTCTATTTTGAATAATTTGAGAGAAAAAGAAGAAAAGAATCATCCTAGTCCAAAAAGAATATCTGAGATTCAACGTATATTAAAAAATATAACAGATATTGACGGTTTAATTTGTGATCCGTTTGCTGGAAGCGGTACACTTGCGGAATCCTGTATTAAAGAAGATCGTCGTTTTATTATCATTGAAAAAGATCCTGAATACTTTGATATATGCGTACAACGCATCAAAGAAGCAATAATAGAACGTGAAAGTATGTTGTTTTAATTGACCTATTTATACATAATTAACAACAGCAACAGTTTATTATCATAGAAATAAAAAGAAGATTAAATAATATAAGGAAATACAGAGATAATTATTTCAAAACATGAAACTCATTTAAAACGCTCTTACGATCCTTTTCATCTCTGCAACTAGTAAATACCCAATAAAATGGTTTGTAGTACTCACAGCGTAGTATATTACATCTTAATGAATTACATTCAAGAGCATCTATCAATTCAATATCACTTACGCTTGTGTTTTGGCAACTCGCTAGGAAGAGACTTAATATAATCAATACGTTTTTTCTCACGCCAATCCCTTATTTGTTTGTAAATTAAAAGGGGACTAAGTAGTTTAATCCCCTCTATTAGATTACTTAGCATTTTTTGCTTTAAATGTGTTTGCGCCAATAAAATTGATTAGCTTCATCAATCCATTAAGCCATTTATTTTCGTAATTTTTGTTAAGAGCGGCAGAAAGTACGGCACACCCTCCCACTGCTGAAATGATATATTCAAGCACTTGTACAATCATATCTACATTCATAATATTATCCTTTTTTATGATTAAGACTTATACGGAAAAGATTAAAGAGTTGAGAAGAAAGAAGAATATCTCCGTATAAGCCAAGTACATTATAACTTATATAATAATGATTGTCAAATATGCAAAAAATGCATATTGCTTTTATTCTAACTTAAAATTAAATATAAGCAGGTGTGCAACTCCATATACACATAACCAGATCACTTGATATCTTCCTCACTGAGTACGGTGATTAACCCGTGTTAGATCAACCTTGCTTACGCGTCTTTCTTATAGATCGACTTTAAATAAAGTATACAGCTTTTATTATTTGTTGTCAAGTATGGTAAAACAAGAATGTGAAATATGTATAGTCTCTATTTCCTATACGTGCTATTATTAACTGTGTATAAGGGAAAAAATCTACATTATCGTTTTTATTCTTTTCTGTATCTGTGCAATAAAATATATCTGATAAAATCTTCATTTCCTTTAATTTATTTAAAAGAAACTGATTCATTCCAATTTCAGAATATTTAAAAATTTCGTTAAAGCATTTTTTTACTAAATCCATATCTACACGTGCAGAATATGAAATATCTTTAGAATTTAACTCAACATGTTTAAATGAGTTCATATATTGATGTAAATATTGACCTATTGGGAAGGTTTTAGGATTACCCTCAAGTCTTTCAAAATTTAGTATTGCTTTATTTACTGCTTGACCTAATTCTAAACCAGCTAAGTTTTCAAGATTATCGATAGATAGGTTTTTTAATTCACGAAACCCAAACGCATTGTTATATATTTTTGCCATTTTATTTTCCTTTGTTTTTAAGTTAGCTCGCCACTTGATATTATCGCATGGATACACTCCCTCGAGTGATAGACGTATTATAAACAATTATATCAGAAATATCAAGGCTCGGCGTAATTAAGCTATTTTTGATGGTTTTTTAATGTAAATATTTGATAAACACCATATAAACACTGCGGCACACCAATAAAGTCAACCCCCTGCATTAACAGAGGGTTAAATAAAATAATAAGGGAATTTTGAAATTCCAACAAATCAAATAGTACTAACTTTGATATTATCATTTAAATTATCACCTTTCACAAGAAAAGATGACTCAGATAAATGAAAGAGTAAAAACGCTCTATATCTAACATCTTTAAATATATAGAACTTATTTAACTAAGTCAACACCTAATTTAATATTTACCATAAAATAATGTTTGCAAGTCCCTTATATCGATATGAACAAAATTACTATAAATTCCAACAGACAAACCTTGATTAAGGGCTATGTGAACCAATTCAGCCCTATATTGACTATCTGGAACTTTAATATCAATTGCCATACCTTTTGCATGATAACTATTCAGCGCACCTCCTACATTTTTATTATGATCATCACAACGGTAACAACTGTTAACACTCATAGGCATACCAAAAACCACCCTTAATGCCTCCAGTCTCTCTAAAAACAGTTCTGTACATTTATTTTTTTTGCAACAAGGACAATATAATTCTTCTTTACTGAAATATTTACTCATTAAACTTTTTCCACTCCCTTAATACCCGATCAGGCACATCTTTTTGATTCTTTATAATATCAGATATACATTTATGATTTTTACATTTTTGAATACGTTTTGTTTTTACTGAATACATACCATTTCTATAAATAAAGCTTTGTACAGCGATTTTTTGATTACTTGATAGCGATAGTTCTATTTTATACATTGCAGGATAGACACGTTTAATTAAATGACAATTAAACATTATATCAGCCCGTTCCTTTAAAATAGGTTTATCTTTTAAAGATACCTTTGACCCATCACAATAAAAACGAGTACCCCAACCAATAGTAGCCTTTCCCTTTGAGCAACTATAAGGATAAAGTCTTATATTTTCTTCTTTCTTTATAAATTCATTACAATTACCAATATTTGTAAAAGCAATAATTAAAATAAATAAAACTCTCAAATTAATTAACTCTTTAAAGCATTATCAGGATAATCCAAGAGATAATTATAGCACAAATGATTTTTAATGCAAGTAGACCGAATCTATTCGGATTTCTAAACCGCATATCAGGACAAATCATTTCTTTCCAAAACTTACTGTTCATCGCTTATTATACTTATGTTTGTTGTATTTGTATTTTGAATCCTCTTTTAGGTATTCCTTAACCCAGACAAGATCAGATTGAATAGAGGCTAGTTTAACATTCATATCCTCTTTAATGTTTTGCACCATTACTTGATTTATTTCTATGCGAGAATGGTTTGTATCTATTCTTTTTTCAAGACCCGAAACATCACTAACTCTATAAGCAACCGCACCACCAAAGGCGAATATAATTAAAATGTATGAAACAAGTTGCTTAATACTCAACTGAAATCTTTTTTCTAATATATCTCTCACATCTCAACCTTTTCAGTATAAGCGTCTGAACTAATTAAGTCTTGATTTTTAGAACGTGTCATAACATTTTCAATACCGAAATAATCAGTCATTTTATAAAACATCTCATTTTTCATACCATTCCACGCCGTTAAAGATAAAGGCGTACACATACGAATAATAGCCTTTGTTTTATCAAGTGATACAACGATTGGAAATTCATCTTTCCATGCTTTTTTAATTAACTCACCCTCTTCATCTCGTCGCTCAATTACAGAGGCAGGCACAAGATTATCTAGTTTTGAATAATCAACTTCAATACCACCTAAAAACCCATCAAATACATCTTCTAGTGCATTATACGATGCAATCATAGATTCATCTGATCCGTCAAAAGCCTTATCTATAACTTTTACTGTGTGCGATTGTTCTACTAAATTAAAACCCATAGTTTTCTCCTTTATGTTCTATATACCAAAATTCCACGATCATACACTTCACCGTTTGCATCTGGTTTGTACTTAAAAATTAGACCTTTGTTTTTTATATCATAACCAGTTGTATCACCTATATAAAAAGTGAAGTTCACTGAAATCCTTGTATCAGAAGCTTTGTAAGGTATACGTATGGTTGCCATTAAAATAGGGACTGTTTCATTTACATACATATTTATATCCATAAATCCAGCTGCTGCAACACTAGGATCAAAGTTTAATTGAACACGTGAAACATAAGGAGGTGTATCTAATTCTTCATCAAATACAGCTTTGTTATCTATAACGTCCCATAAACGCGTCATATGTGCTGGAAAGTTTTTATCTTCAAAAGATAGACAATTAGATTCAAAATCATATTCTGTCGATCCAGTAACGGATTGACGTGATCCAGTAGTAAAAGCATTATCACCACAATCATGATGAGGTGTATTAGCTTGCGTATCTATTACTTTATTAACAGTGTCCCCTGTAAAATTTAATGTAAATCCCATTTTATAATCCTATTTAATATATTCTTGACGTGAACCACGATCTTGATCGTAAGGTATGTGAGCATCAACAAAAGTCGCTTCAATATCTCCAGATGTTGAATCCGTTCTTGCTAGTCTGAATTGAATTGTTGATGAAATACTAGCAGAAGATAAATCTATTTCTGCAAGCTTTGTAATCTGATTAAATGTTCCACTACCTGGATACGTAAAAGCACTATTATCGTCAGAGTTTCTAATAACCGTTGTCCAAGTTGTATTTTTAACAGCATTATTTGATTGAACTCTATATTGTAAAGTAAACTCAATTTTATTAGTTGTTACTTGCTCCCAATGAACATGTAAGTTCATTGTTTCATTATCACTCATTCCGTGTGGTTTTTGAAAGTTAAATATTAATCTATCCGTATTATTACCTATGCTTCCACTACTCTCCATTGTTATTGAATTTTCAGTGTAATTATATTGTAATTTTCCTGATGTACTTTCTAATCGTCTTGCAATTAAAGAACCTACTAAATCATCCCACCCTACTTTAACACAAGGATCGCCATCGTATTGCTCGTTGATAGCGTCGTTAGCTTGTATTCCTGTTTTATCTAATGTGTACCCCATTATTCTACTCCTGCTTTTAATACATATATTTCTTCGTCATTACTATCTAGCAATTGAACTCCACCACTATCTAATAATTTCTCAACACTATTCATAAAGATATACATATCTGTTAAATATGGTTCTACAAGTGCTGTATCAACAACAGCCCACTTGTTTTTAATAGGATATAAAGTCGTTACATCCGCAAACCAAACACCAGCTAACTCATAATCATAGCTAATTGTTTCCCAATAGCAATTTACAGGCGTTGTGTCTCCCACAACTTTAAGTGATATAATTTCTATAGCAAAGGATCTATTTAAGTATCCTCTAAAAAATAAATTATCATTACCTGAAAAAACACTTGTAAACGTTTGATTTCCATCATCTGTTATTGATTGAGATGATGCTCCAAATTGAATAAGAGGATCAGTACCTCCACCTGTTAAATCTTGTATTTTAAATGTTGCAATATAAGTATCTCCACTCGATGATGCACCCGTAATTGGCTGTAATAAAACCACTGAATTAGTAGTACCATCAAATATTGCCTTACCATCTGATATTGACCAACCAGCTTCTTTTGACCAATCGCTATCAAAAGTAAAATCTCCATTTACAATGTGCTCAACACCAAACCATATTGTATAATCAAAATTCTGCTCTACTACATATAAATTACTTGATGGTGGTTGTAGATAAGCTGTCTCTGCTCTATTATGTCCGCGCCCTGTCTCTCCTATACCTGGATTAGTTAATGATTCGCCTGTACCACTTGGGTCAATGGAAGAATAAGTCCGCGAGTAAGTTCCTGATTCAGTTTGAAAATCAAATAACTCTAAGGGTATGTTATCAACTTTAATGTCATAAACGGAATCTAAAGTTGATAATTGAACTGTTGTAAATTTAGACGTTGTATATGTGCTATCAACGAAAGGATTTGTCCCGATTGTATTCGGAACTAACGCATAATCATTTCCTAAAGAACCACCTTTTGCATAAATGAAAAATGAATCAGCTGGGTAAACAGTATCGTCATTTGGTATTTTACCGATAAGTGCAGGATATAATTCAAGTACCTTGCCTTCTTCTTCAAGTCTAATAACAAGCATTCTAGGAATGTCGTTTGGTGCATCTAAATAATTAAAGTCAGATATCAAATGCTGAAGACTAATAGCTCCTGAACTATTAGTCACAGTGAATACTATTCTATCATCTGCTAACCATCTTATTACGTATGCTGATTTAGTATAATAAGTTCCCTTTTCTTTCGAATCCGAAATTATTGCAAAATTTGTAGTTGGGTTTCCTGCTAATCCTTTATTTATTGAATATTCCCAAAATCCATGTGTTTTTGTACTTTCTTTATAAACAATTCCTGCGCTAGAACAATACAGTCCTTGAGTAAACCCATCAAATAGATTATTAGGACGCGCAGTGTCATTAGTTGTATAATAGTTTGTCAAAGTTCCCTGTGGTGTTCCATTATTTTTATTTGGAGACTTATCATAATGAATACCAGCCCCATCAGCTAATGTATGATAGAACAACGCTGTATCTTCATTATCAGTTGCATTATATGTATCCCACACAGCCATCTTAAATAATTTACCAATATAACCTAATGCACCACCATAACCATTACCATATTGACTAACATATATTGAAGTAGAAGTAGGTGTAATATATCCCTTAGATACACCGTCAATGTAAAGGTGGATATTTGTTCCATCAGACGTAAATTTAAATATACCTGCCTGTGTACCATCTACCGCTATAGTATTTCCTGCACCACTCCATTCATGATATAAAGTATCACTTGATCTAAAAAAAGGTCTTTTAGTAGAAGTAGAACGAGTCAATCCTATATTTTGTTGTGCAAGACCACCGGCAATAAAAGCATATGCAACAGCTGTGCTAGCTGGTTTTTCAAAACAAACTGTCCATACGCTTGCATTATTAAGAGCAATAGTGTCGAGAATAGTATAATTAGATACCTCATATTCAACACAATTACTCTCTACTAACTTCGCATGATAAGCAACCTTACCTTTGTGATCCAAAGTATTACCTAAAACGTCTTGATTTAAATTTGATTGAGATGCTGGAATAAGTACGTCCGATGGATAAGAACGATCAATTTGGATATCTGATACTACAAATGATCCAGTAGTATTAAATACCATTCCAAGATCAGCTTCTACACCTACCCTTTTGATTGTAAAATTATTAAAATCAGATGTAACAGTTCCATCTTCCCAATATGATGCCGATACTGTTGATAATACTTCTGATAAATTTGTATAATCCAATGATGATATTTGAATACGATATGAATTATTATTTAATAATCCTAGTGGTGATTTATAAGCTCCTATTCCCGATAAAGTGTTTTCATTGTCAATAAACCCACCTGAACGAGGTGTCCATCCATCCGTTATAAAACCGTTAAAGTCATAAATATTAGAACCAATACCACCTTCACTATAACCGAATTGATCAACATAAGAATAAATAGTATCAATCTCTTGTCTAATTGAACCCATTGATCCTTCAATCGTACCATTATTCCCATTTATTTTAGTCACATCAAAAATATCTAGTCCATTTCTTTCTTCGAAATATCCCTCGAAAATAGTATTTCCATCACCATCATTTATAATAGTGTATTCTAAATCTATTTGTGCATTAGCACTTACCGTTCCATTATTTCCATACCCTCCTAAAGAAGAGACGGGAGTAGCGTCTGATGGTGTGTAAAATATTGTAGCACTGTTTAGTGTATCATTTATCCATTCTTCATATTCACCGCCATTTAAAGATACGCTTAAAATTAAAGATGTTCCTGATTTTGTTAGTGTATATGCTAATTTATCGTCTAATTCCACTACGTTTGTTGATTGCCCTAATGCTCCAGAGGATGCAGAAGTATATTGAAAGTAATATAAAGTATTATCTGGATTTATTCTAAACCATATGCCTGAAAAATCAAATGCTGAAGATGTTTGTGATTGTAATCCTAAAATACCTTGTGATGCGTTTATTTTTCTTACGGTATAAGTACCCTTTATTTCAAAATCTTGTAAGGCAAAGTTTGGATTATTTCCAAAATTAACAGCATTATCAGTACCATTCATCTGAAGATAACTTCCTAATTTAGCAGCTTCATCCCTAT